TACTTGGCTAGTTCATCGTCACCCATATCCTTTGGAGCTTCGTCCATTGGCTTGCGGTTTCGATCTTGACTTGGAACGTCGTCAACAATTTCAATCTCTGTTTCGTCAGATTCAATTGGTTTATCTTCGTCTTGAAGGTTTACAACTTTTCCACCGGCACGAGAATTTTTTTCCTCGTTTTCATGTGGAAACTCAAATTCAACTTTTTCAAAATCAGCCATAATTTTTCCCCTTAAACGCGACTAATGCCACGAGGATCTTCAACAACCGCCTCAACGCTGTCGTCGTTAATCAGGCGAAACTCTTTGCCGTGGATTTTAATACGTGTGCCAGTATTAGGCCGTACCATAATAAAATCTCCGGCCTTGCACGACGGGCCGGATGGGAATCTCTTCTCATCTCCGTAGGCATCTGGGCCAACCTTTACGACAAACAATACAGGAGACAACAATTCTTCAAAGTGAATAGTTGATCCAGTTTTTGCAATGCCATTTTCATATTTGTCCTCTGCATCCGGGAGGACGCAAAGTAAATGAAACGTAACAGGATTGGGTAGTTGCTTAGCCTTCTCGTCTTCAGTTTTATTTAGAATACCCGATAGGTCTACCGCTTGAATATCAAATTTAGTCATCGTTGATTTCTTTCATTTTTCGCACGAGGTCGGCAATTTCAAGTTGTGCGGCTTGCAGGCCCCGGATTTGACCGCACACTTCTTTATAGGCGTCGTAGGTTGTAGCACTACCACGTCCTAAAAAATCAACGAGTTCCATCCGCCGCTCTTCTAGTTTGAAGTGCAGGTGGTCTAAGATTTGACTACTCATTCATGACCTTTACTATTTAGTTATTGGGAAGAAGGCTGATTAACAATCTTCATCAACTGAGCTTGGAGTTTGATCGCATCGGTCTCTTGTTGATGTTTAATTTTTAAATCATGCTCTTGCTGCATAAATTCCAATTCCTGCCTGTGCTCTTGCGCAACCATTTCTGGTGTTTTACCTGATTTCTGGGAAGACTCTTGCATTTTGATTTTTAATTCTTCCTGACGAATCTGCAAGTCACCCTGAACCTGCTGGGATTTAGTCTGAGCATCTTGTGCTTTGATCTCCAAGCCTTTCTGTTGGATCTGAACCAATGGGTCTTGCTGCGCTTGTTGTGCTTGTTTCTCTTGAGCCTGAGCTTTACCCTGAGCAAGAACCTGCTGAGCGGCTTGCGCAACCATGCGGGACAATTGAACTTCCACTTCTTCTGGCAGATCTTTGTCCGGGGCTGGCATTGGAACACCAAGCTGTTCTTCGATCTTTTTGCGGTAAGCGTAAGCCAAGTGCTCTGCAATGTGAGCCTGGATCTCGGCGGTCATTTTCTGAGCTTGAGGATTCTGCCCAATCTGCGCCATCAAGGTAGGGTCTTGCATCATTGCTGAGTGAACGGCAATATGAGCATCGTGGTCTTGATAGATGAAGGCTTTTGTAGGCTTGCCATTTAGGAACGCCATATTCTCGCTGATTGGATCTCTTGGTTTCATATCGTCATTAATTGGCACGAGTTTATCAGCGTTGCGTACACCCAACACTTCAATCATTTGACGGTGCAATTGCGGCAGGTCGTAGATTTGCGGGGCACTTTGCGATAACTGAATCACTGCCTGATACTGCATGATTCGCTGGGCCATTGTCGAGCTATTGGGGTCTGATACTGGAATTACTTCGCAGCAGTCATAGTCCTCTTGCTTTATCTGAGGAGTTCCATTGACGGGTACATATTCGTAAACAGTAGGAGTATTCTCCCGAATAATCTCTTTCAGAAGTTTGAATTCCTGCTTCATTGAGTAATGCACTCTGGCTTGTACGGCGCTCATTGTTTTAAGCTGACGCTCAAGCAATGCCAAAGTAGTTCCAACTGGAGCATTAGCGCCCATATCACTAATCTTCATGTCAGCAATTGAACCTAGTCGTCGACCTTCTTCGGTAATCTTATCTAGCAATATACTCAGAACTTGACTTGGTTCTTTGTATGGAAGAGGCATGATATTATCTCGCACGCTACCCGATGGAACGTCAACATCTCGCCATTCGCCCGGGGCAATAGGAGTATCGTCGCCTTTGATTCTAAGGCCGCGAGTTTTCAGTCCTCCTGGTAAGTTACTCAAAGTGCCGGCATCAACTAATTGGCGTATCAAAGAAGTGCCAGCACGAGCATAGCCGCCAATCAAATGAATATAGCCAAAGCCATAAGCACCAAAGCCGGGTACATAATCATACTGAACAAAGTGCTGGCGCTTGAGCTTTTTCTCGTCTGGCTCATTCCAGTTACGGTAAATGGAAAGAACCTTATTAGTTCCACGATCTACTGTAATAATATAAGGCAGAGCAATACCATCCGGGTCTTCAAAACCGGGCATGTCATAGTCCACCTGAATTTCGCAAAGCTGGTGTCGATTATCGTCAGTTACTGAGTAACCCTGCTCTTCTGCCTTTTTCTTTTCCACGTCATTAAACATCATGACGGGCTCTCCAAGATCAAAGTCGCAATAAAAACCTGCCACCTGAAGTTTTCGCACTTCGTTCTTGGTCTTTCGCATCATGTGAGTGACACGCTCTGCGCTACGAACATTGCTTGAGCCGTAAGGGATAACCAAGTCTTCCGCTGGAATAAACATAGCCACTTGACGGCCAAGGCTAGGATCGAAGTACACCTTCTTAAAAGCAGAGCCTGCCAGACCCAAGTTAAATAACATGCGCTCATGCTCAGGACGATACTCGACCATTTCCTCGGTGAGCTTAAAGTTCATGTCCTCTTTAACTCGTTCAGCGGCTTCTTCCTTGAGCTTATCAATGGCTCCAATGACCGAAGTCTTAACCGGGCCAGCGGCAGGAAACGTCTCAATAATGGTTTCACTTTGAAATCGCACAGCGGCTTCTGTTAGAAGAGTACTGAATACCCCGCAGGCTCCAGACCAAGGCTCAGTTCTTTCCTCGTACTTCATGCCAAGAACTTCCAAGCCCTTGACGTACATCTCAATCCAGTCTTTACGGCTTGTGATGTCAGCGTCAACATCCTCGATTAGATTGGATCCAAGAGTGGCGAGTTCGCTGTCATTCATATATTCAGCCAGGTTGGCGCTGAATTCCATTTCGTCCATTTCGTCTTCAGGCTCTAGGATAATTTCTACACCATCCATTCCAATGGCCATTCCTTCTGGATTGATAATTTCAATCTCTACGTCCGCTGACATATCCTCAAGTGAATTAAGTCCTTGTGGGGCTGCGTAAAGTGAGCGGTCGATGTCCATACTTGTACCTTAATAAAATGCGTGTTTGCGGCGAAAACTGATAGGTTCGTCGCGTTCGTCGGATTCTAGTCTTAAGAACCCACCTTGTCGAAACCGGGTAACAGCCATCACTGCTGTGTCAACCAAGTCATCGTGTGCTGCGTTAGGGAATGCTGCCATCTGGTCAATTACTTCATTCGCCCATCTCGTATCTGGAGCCCATACTTTTCCACCTTGGAAAATTGGCGCCACGGTATTGAGCCTTGCAATTTTATCGTTGGATTGCTGCCTAGTACCCCTGGTAGGTGTGTACCCGCGTACAAATATATCAGACTGTTGGTTTAACTCTTGAATCAAAGAGGCTCCAGCCGCTTTGGCTTCCACGATACAGTCATCGGGCTCCCACTCCAAATAGTGCTGTCTGGCTTTTTCCTTCAACTCAGGAAACTCCATCCGCTTTTGAAAGGCGTCTAGCAAAATAATATTGGCGTCGTTTTCATCTTCATTCAAATAAAAAACCCCCCACGTCGTGCAAGCCGAATAGTCGGAGCGCTCGTTCTTTGTAAACGCAGTATCCCACGACTGGATGATGAAATGACACTTTGGAGGATCTGGCCTATCCCAAGTCTTCCACCAATCCCTTTTAACAATAGCGCCTTCTTCGCCAGTTGGGCTTTGTTGATACTGCGCATTCCATTTACTCGCCGGAAGCTCTTCTTTCAGAGCCATTAGCTCTTCTGTAGACCAAAATTCAGGCCATAGTGAATTACCCGAAGGCAGGATAGCCGGTAGCTCTACAACATCCCACTCGTCGGCTCTACCTCGTTCCTGTGAATCCCGAATCACCCTGCCAATAAGATCCGTCTCCGCCCAGCGTGTCGCGATTATGACTATCGCCCCGCTTGGCTGAAGTCGCTGACGAGGACCTGAGGTGTACCACTCATAAGCCTTATCGTAGATCTTAGGATCAAACGCGGCCATAGTGG